GAGGTAATTTTAAAGAGTTCTCTTTATAAAGGATAGAAAAAATTTTCTTTGTAGCAGTTGTAGAATACTGGAAATAATATAAAGGATGTTCTCTCATTTGAACAAGAATACTTACTTTTTCAATACCGTATTCTTCATAAAAGAAATCGATAATTTTTTCTAGTACTTGCTTGTTTGCCGCGCAAATCTGCCATCTAATGGCATGCGGTCCTGTAGTTGAAACAGAACCGTCACCATCGAAATATCCTCTTATAAAATCTATCCAATATTTCTTAGTTAGCTTTTCAGGAAAAGTATAGGTAAAAGTTTTATTTGGAACAATATTATATTTAGCCAAATCCTTTTTAATCTGTTGAGAAGTAAAAGTCAATTCTGATACACCAAAACCATTTGAAGTTTGATAATCCAGAATATCTCCTTCATATTCTAGTTCTTTTTTTATTGCAATTAAAAAGTCTTTATCTACAGAAGATAAACTAATTTTAATTCTATTGTTCTTTTTATCTACTGTCCCATCACTAGCAAGAAATCCTAGTAAATAGGCCATTCTTTCGTTCTCAGAAGAAAAATAATTATCATTTAAATTAAACTGCCTTCTTTGAATATTGGCTATAATTGCGGCTTCAGATTGAGAACGAATATGAATTTTGTTCTCTAATAAAACCCTTCTAACAATCCTTTCTCCTACACCATTTTGTTTTCCTGTTTTTATTAGACCATATCTGTTTATCGTATAATCGTAAATAATTTTATCTATCACTTTCTGTGATAATTGAACCGGATTAACCATCTCAGTTCCTCCTTGTTATGTTTAATTATCCTATGCGTTGTGCGTGTTATATCTTTTAAAATATAACTTCCGCTCTGATTTCCATTTCAGGATTCCAGTTCTTACTCCATTTTAGAACGACTATTGTCGTAATGCCCAAAGTCATTCAGGCAATCCGTATACACAGAGATACTTTCCTTTTAAATCTCTACTAACGACCGAAGGTTCAATATTAAAAATGTCAATAGGCATAAATTAGACCTCCTTCTTAGAAACCTAGGTTTCCAAAATCAGCCTTAGACGCAGCTGGCTTTTCTGCGGGCTTTTCTTTTAAAGCATCCATTCGCGCCTTACGCTCTGCAAGAGCCTGCGCAAGTTCATTTTCATCATAAGCAGTATCACTATCAAAACCACTACTAGAACCACCAGTAATAATTAGGTCATGAGTGCTCTGTGTGCGCTGGGAAACAATGGGGTCGCCAAAACCCATTTCCTCTTCAACTTCAACCGTCTTAGTTGAGAAATTCAAAAGTCCCTTAATCTTAACTGTATCACCATTATTCCAATAAGTACGAATATGATTTACCGCTGCATCATTAGTTACAACATACTTAACTACATCCGCGCGGCCACCATACTGAACAATAATACCGGTTAGGTCAAGTGCTCCAGTTGGGTTTCCCTCTCTATCAACATTGTCAGCAATATTGCCAACAGCAATTACACCTGTAAAAGAAGCTTCTGGCTTAAACTCTTCCCGCTTTACCTTGGTGAAGAAAGAAGCACTAATTCGAGGATAACTTACTACTTCATTACTACGACCAACAAAAGCATTTTCCTGAATCGTACCATTTGTAATACGGATTCGGTCTGCATCCTTTTCGTTACCTGCCGCGGCGATAGACACAAAATCATCACGAAGCTTACGAATGGATTCATATGCCGGATTCTGCTTGCCCGCGCGAGTCATCTTGGTCGCAAACATTGTAACAGGAATTTCCATTTCTTTCATTTCGCCATAAACTTCCTGATTTACGCGAATTTTGATACTGCCACCAAGATAATCTGTTGGAACGCCGTTTTTCTGGAAAGAGCCTTCTCGAACATCTACTTCGCTTAGGATACCTTCAATACGTACATTATTTTCAGCCTGTGCTAGCATTTTTTATTTTACCTCATTTATTTCTTTTATTTTATACTTTATTATACTTCTATTTTTATTTAAAAGCAAGTTATAGGTTTTAAAAAGGGGTAAAGACGAATCCTTACCCCTATCTATTAAAATAATTAATATTTAATTACTTTGCTTCGGTTTCCGCGTCTGGATCAAATTCAAGACCGGCTTCGGTTAGAGAGATGTGCTTAACCTTAACAACCTTGCCATCCTGACCAGTTACTTCATCATCAGTACGAACAGCATAGCCCTTGCGGACAAGACCCTGAACAGAACCTACTACAGTGGAGCCAGAAACGCCAAGAGCAGTAGCAATATCATTGTTGGTTAGTGGGGTGCCATAGTTAGTCTTTAGATAATTGAATACATTACGAGAACTTTCCTTCATAGTTTTAAATCTCCTTTTTAAATAACTTTTTATTTTATATATTTAATATACTTTCAAGGTCTGTTTCTCTCTCAACCTTGTATATATATTATACCAAATAGTTCACTTTGTTTCAAACTTTCAATTCATCAAATTTTAGCAAGTCGAATGATATGTTCATTATCCTTTAGCTTTATAGATTTAACTCCAACTGCACCACGATGCGTAATTGAGAATTCTTTAAGCTTAACAACTATTTTTGCTGCATTTGATGTAATCATTATATCAGAATTATCGGTAATTGTCAAAAAATCAACAGTATTTTTTTCTTTCTGGACTTTAAGACCTTTTGCTCCGCGCGCAGTTATATTATATTCTTCAATTAATGAACGAGAAGCAAAACCATCTGCTGTAACGGTTAAAATGCTTTTTGTTTCTTTTGGAATAATATGCCCAGCAGAAACAAAATCGTCGCCTTTTAATCTAATTCCGATAACTCCACGAGCAATACGTCCAATCGGATTCACATCTTTCGTAGTTATTATACTAAGTAATCCGTTATTTGTCAAAATTCCATAGTCTTCATCGTTAACAAAATCAACACTTACAATTTCATCGTTTTCATCAAGGTTTATTGCTTTACTTCCACGTTTAACTTTTAAATTATAATTAGAAAGCTTAGACTTCTTTAAAAAGCCTTTTTTAGTGATAAAAAGAACGAATTCTTTTTGATTGGTTGAGTTAAGAACCGCACCCGCGCGAAGTTCTTCTCCTTCTTTAAACTCAATCAAAGAATTCAAATATTGCTTTTGTTCAACAACAAAATCTTCCATTTTTAAACAATAGAAGTTGCCTTGACTGCCAAAGAAAAGAATTGTATCGGTATTTTTCCCTACAATATTATCTACAACATACTCGCCAGGGTCAAGTTTAAACTTGCTTCCAATTCCACCACGACGTTGGGAATATAAAGTAGAAGTTTCATTAACAAAAACTGCGCCTTCATTTGTAAAAGTAAGAGAAAGCTGCTTTTCTTCTAGTGGCTCATCTTCTTCTTTTTCTATATTTGAAACTTTAGTTCTGCGCGTGTCACCAAATTTTTCTGCTGTCGCCCGTAAGTCTTTTTCAATTTCTTTGTTAAAAAGGACTTCATCTACAAGAATCTTGCGAATTCGTTCTGCCTCTGTTTCAAGTTGCTTTTGTTCATCAATTAACTTGTTAACATCTAGCTTTGTTAAACGAGATAGCTTTAGTTCAAGAATCGCTTTAGCTTGAATTTCTTGAATGCCGAGAAGCTTTTGAAGGGCAAGATTGGCTTCTGCTGTTGACGGCGCGGACTTAATCGCCTTTACTACGTCATCAATAGCATCAATAGCCTTCTTTAAACCTTCGATAATAAAGAGTCTAGCTTCAATTTTATTAAGATCAAAAAGAAAACCTCTGCGATAAACAAGAGCTTGATGCGTAAGATAAGATTTAAGTGCAGCTTTCCATCCAAAAACTTTTGGATAACGTCCATCTTCAAGCATCGTCATATTGATTCCATAATGAGATTGAAGTGACGTATTCTTTAAAAGGTATCGCAGTACCTTAGATGGATTAGCATATTTCGTAAGATAAATCTTGATGTTTGGTGTTGCCGCGGTTAGGTCATTAAACCTATCGATTCCCGGATTTTCATCTGAATCTAGAATCTGTTCCAACTGGCCGCAAATTGTGTTCGTATAAACTCCATAAGGAATTTCGGTAACAATCAAACATCTGTCTTTAGAGTCATATTCAATAACTGACCTAAGTTTGCAAGCTTTACCTGTCCCATTGCGAAGGCTTTCTTTAACCTCTTCTTCATTTAGAAGAAGCGCGCCAGTAGGGAAGTCGGGAGCACAATAGATTTCTTCAAAATCAATATCGGGGTTCCAAAGAAGTTTAATAAGAGCTTCATTGACCTCTTTGAGATTAAAAGCGGGTATAGATGACGCTAATGCAACACCAATTCCCATTGTGCCATTTACAATATTATAAAAACCTTTTGTTGGAAGAATGGCGGGATACTTTTCTGTATCATCATAGTTATCGCGCCATTCATCAATTGTATTCTTTTCAATATCAGAAAATAGTTTTGAACTTAGTTCTGAAAGACGAGAGGCGGTATAACGTGGTGCAGCCCAGTTACCGGTTTCCATCAAATTACCGTAAGAGCCTTCAACTTCAATTAAAGGATAACGCATTGCAAATGGCTGGCCTGCGCGCATTATTACGCCTTCGCAACTGGAGTCCAATAGTTATTAACTGCAAGCTTTTTATCTTGCACTCTGGAGATTTCTCTCATTTTCATCGGGTTTATAAAACCCCAGTTTAGCATATCTTTTTAGTTCTTAAAGAACTATCGGGGCCTCGTGGGAAGATTATATCTTTTCACTTCCTATGCGTTGCGGCTGGTCATATTAAGTATGGCCTTCACCTCTGATTACCATGCCATTTTATTGGTTTAGGCTTCCAGATTTTTCCCCGATTTAACCACGGCAACTCATTTACCGTGGATATACATTCTCATTGCTGAGCCAATACCTTTTAAAGTTTTTTTAAAAGGCTTTGTATGAATAAATTTATCTGTATAAAGACAATAAAAAATCTGCCTTGCAGAAGGCTTTAGGCAATCTCGAACATCGACAAGAGCACGACTCTGAAGTACTGCGCCAGAATACTGCCCAAAACTTTCTTCTATAATAGGAGTTATATTCATCTCTTACCTCCTTTTCTTTACTATTATTATAACAAAAAAAGAGAAGAAAATCAATTCTTATCTTATTCTTTAATTTGACTAAAATCAATTTTGGAAAACACGAAATCTTTTCTTGGCTGAATGTCGTCTCCCATTAAGGATTCAAGTAATTCAGCTGCACCTTCTGTCATTTCTAACCTATCCATTCTTTGAAATTCTTCTGAGAACATTGAAGCGCGAGCTTGAGCTTCACTTAAAGCGCCCAAGCCTTTTGCGCGAGTTACTTCTCCCCTTATCTTAGCTTTACTAAATTCTTCATCGGAAAAATAATAGTATTCTTTTTTTGAAGTCTTAATGATATAAAGTGGAGAACGCAACCAATAAAGTCGTCCTTCTTCTAGAAATTCCGGCGCGAGATAACGAAGGGCAGACATAATTAATAAGCCAATATGGTAACCCAAATATTCCATTTTTTTCAAAATGGTTTAGACTATATTTTACTCAAATGAGAATGCTCTTTCCAATTGCGTGCTAATAGCAATTGTACTCTTCTTCACGAAGATAGTCGTTACAGGCTTCATTTATTTATCCATTCTTTTTTCTTTTTGCTGTAAATCGGAAGGTGTTTATAACTATTTCCTATTAAAATTCCTTGAAAAGATGTATAGCTTAGTCGTTCTTTATAATCTTCATAAATTTGCCTTGCGGTTTCTTTAACATATCTTTTACGACATTCTATAACTTCTTTATCACTTAAAGCAGCATAAGGAGAATTCTCACCAATAGAATTTTCATATATATAATATTGCTTGTTTTCTTCTGTAAAAACTTCTGGTTTTATATCAGTCCAAGTAACACCAGTCCAAATATTTACAAAAGTATTAAAGCTTATTTTATTTGAGAATTCTTTATAAACATCTTTTTTCCGACAATGATTATTATAACAATCACGGATATATGCAATTTCATCTTTTGTCATTTTGGCTTTATAGTGGTTTTCTCCACTAAAGCTATTGCCACCTTCGTTACAATTATATCCGTTTTTTCCATGACTATTATAATAAGCAATCCAATATTTTTCTCTTTCGTCCAGTTTTTCTATTGGACATTCTTCTAAGATTTCATAATTGAAAGCATCCATGCCATATTTTTGAATAGCTTGCTCTATAGGAAGTTGCTTTCTTCTTATGTGTTCCTGAAATCTTCTTTTTATATTATTAGATTGCCCTATATAGCATTTTCCATCACTTTTTTTAGTTATTTTATATATTCCTATCATATTTATCACCTCAATAAATATAATAAGAATGGATAAATTCTGATTCCCACGGTATTCCCTTTATCTCACCTTTGCAGGTTTAGGGTTTCTTAGTCAGCTTATTCGTCTATGGTTTTATCCTATTATCTCTTTCGGTTTCAATAGGAAGTCTTATTTCGCTGATACCGTTAGCCTACTTATATATAATCCATTCTTATAATTATAAGTAGACCCTCTTAGCAAGAGTAAAGCATTTTGGGACAGTTAAATTCTATCCGAATCTGCGTCAACACAAATTGCAATTTTCCCATACCGCAATTTTTCTCTATTATATTTTCCCGGCGTAATATTCATTGCGCTAAGAAGAAGTTTAATTTCCTCATTCTGAAAAATCTTTTCATCATTATGAGCAAGGCAATTCAACATTTTACCGCGAATGGCAAGTATACCATATTTAGTAATATCTCTCGCGATTGCCATACTAGCTGCGGAGCTATTGCCCTCTACAATCAATAACGTTGAATCTTGTCCAAGAAATTCTGCATCTTTTAATTTATCTGACGCAAAAACTTTTCGCTTTTGATTTTTCTCAATATCTTTTGTTGCTTCAAGAACTTGCTGCCGCGCCTTCTCAGCGGCTTTCTCCGCCTTTAATTCCTTTGTTAGCAAATCTAGAATCTTCTCAAATTCATCACTATGCTTTTTTTGAAAATCTTCTAGCATCTGATTTGTCGCACGTTGGCATAACCCTCTTAATTCTGGATTATTAACTTTTGTTTTTGTTTGGTTGGCAAAAGAAGGATTAGGAACTTTACAAGAGACTGCATAAAACAGTCCCTTACGAAGAATATCCGGATTAGCTTCTCCTTTTACTTTCTTTTTAAAGAAATTAGTTAGAGCCGTTTTAATTCCAGTGAGAGATGTCCCGCCTTCAACATTTTCTAGTCCATTTGTAAAAACGTGCCAATCTTCATATCGGCTATCCGTCCACTCCATAACGAGTTCGGCTTTTATTCCACCTTCTTCAACTTCAATATGAAGAGGAGTTTTGTTTAACGCATTGCCGCCGCATTCTTCCATCAAATCCAAAAGACCGTTCTTAGAAAGATAAATAACTTCTTCATCAGTAATATGATTAAAAAGTCTAAAAGTAATTCCTTTACAAAGATATGACCAATCGCGACACATCTTTTTAACTTCTTCAAAATCGATATGTATTGGTTCTAGATTATAAACTTCTTGAGAAGGAATGAATTCTACATAAGTTCCATGGTTCCCTGCGTTGTTCTTTTCGAGAATAAAATCTTTTTTAATTCCTTTTTCAAGAACAAGAGTTGCTCTCGCGCCATCTCGTTCACTTATTACTTTAAAATAATCTGAAGAAAGTGCAGTGCCTTTTGCTCCAATCTTTGTGTTCAATAGAGGTCGCTAATCTCTACCCGTTCTCTTATGAACTGCTATATATCGCTATATAGAACAGACTATATCTTCATCTTCCTTGAGGAAGAGACCCCTTTTTCGACTCGCTTGAGCCTACTCTACTTCATACAAATCTTAATATCAAAATTCAAAATCTTTTCAATTTCACATTTTGGGTTACTAAGAATTGTTGTTTCGATAGTCGTTGAACGTTCATCTAAAATATATCCGTTTTCTTTACATTTATTGTTTCTATAAAGAATTGCTTCACAAATTGCTTTTCTACAATCTTCTATGTTATTATCATAGAAAAATGATTTAGAATGCTGTTTAGCCCTTCTTTTTCCATCAGAACATTTTAACGGTTCTCCCCCGCTCCAATTAGCTCTGATTCGATTTCTATTATTTCGATTTGTTTCTAAAGAAATACCTGTATAATGTAATTTATTCGGATATTGTGTTGTAATATTTCGTTTATTCTGACTTGTAGAAACTAATTGCAAGTTTTCTTTTCTATTATCTAATCCATTATGATTTATATGGTCAACAACTTTATTTTCTTGCTCATTTGGTTTTATTCCTAAAACCCAGCGATGCATTTTGCCATATACATCATGAACAGCATAATCTGTATTTGGATTGTGTTTTTCTTTTCTTGAAAGATACCATCCTGTTTTTGGCAATCTTTCATAATCTTCATCATCTAACAAAACTTGCGCTCCACAAGTTAATTTAAAAATTTTCATTAACCTCCATTGAAGGATATATTTTAGATGCTTCGCTGCTGATTATCCATTAGGATTTCCCAGCAATTTAAGGGTTTTTACAACGGCTATTGGTGTTAACCGTTCATACCGGCCACATTCTGATAAGTCTTATCATTAAACTTACCACCACTATGCGCCATAGTATAAATAGCTTCTAGCGCTTCAGTTCCATCCTCTCTTTTCCCAAAAGGGCATCCACGTCCTTCATCTTGAACTGAAACTCTGTTTCCTTCCCAAAGTTCAATGCTAATCTTATTTCCGAATCCCATTGTAGCTTCATCAATAGAATTCGTAATTATCTCTCTAATACATTGCAGAACACCATTATTGTCGGCGCTTCCCATATACATGGCAATTCTTGTTTTTACTGCTTCCAAAAATGATAATGTTTGTATACTATTAGCATCATAATTTTCACTCATAATACGTATATACCACCTTTTCTTTTTCTTCAATTCTAATGTTTTGATACATTTTACTATGATTTAAACTATACCTAATAGATTTAGCAACTTGCTCTATTGAAGTACTACGGCTAATCTGATTGTCTATAAACCATTTAGCGCAATCTTTTAAAGTGCTGAATTCTAAATTATATTCTGGAAGAATAACTATTTTCTGTTGTTTGTTTAAATGTATTGGTTTGCCGATGTCTTCTACATATTGCCAGCAATAACCCAAAAAGGTAGGATGCTTTCCTTTACAAGTTGGAGAAATAGTTTTTGAATATTCTTTATTTCCCATATCAATTGCTGCTTCTGTTACAGAATTATATGTTTTTAAAACTTTTCCAGTTTTAGAATCAACTTTATTAACTTTTCTTTTGGTTGAATCATGGTCTTTATTATTTATTTCTTCCCAAGTTCTTCTATCATATCTCATATTTTTAATAATTTTAGATATATAAGTTTTATCCGTATTAAAATAATTTGCAGTTTTTGTGAAGTTTTGTTCACCCTCATTTAACCAATATGTAAGAACTTCATTGTAATCATATTTAGTACCATTATCTCCACCATAAGTACAGTTATAACCATTATTTTTAGTATTATAAAATTCAATCCAATATTGTTCTCGTTCGTTTAATAAATTATTAGGAACTTCTTCAATAACTTCCCAATTAGTATTCTTAATACCAACTTTATTTATCATTTTGTATAAAGGCCAATTACAATATGGCTCTTTAAATCTATCTCTTTTATGTTCTGCCCATCTATCTTTATAAGAGCGAGAAGTTTGGCCTATATAGCTTCGGCCGTTTATTTTGTTCGTAATTTTATAAATATATCCCATTTTCTTCCTCCTTGTTTTTTTTATAAGAGAGGAATTCGTACTTCAATTCTAAAATTTTAGTGTAAAAATACGGAAACGAATTGCCGTTTTGAAGTCTAGAGTTTGAATATCATTTGCTGTATAGCTCATTCTAGTCCTCCTTTTCTTTCTTATAATATATCACTAATTAACTAAAAAAGCAAGTTTCATTTAAAAGTTTAAAATCGGTTAAAAACAAGTTGTCTTAAAAAAATAAACTTATTTTCTTAAAAACCACATACATATAGGCTACAAGCAGCTCACGTTGTAAAAAAAAAAGAGGAGGAGTTGTGTTAATGGCCACTAAACAACAGATATTGGATTATGTAGAACATACTCCTTTAAATACTAACCGCTTTGTTTTAGAGCAAATGTTAGATACTCTAGATGGTGGTGGAACTGGTGGCAACATTACTGCTGATGTGAAGAAAGTTGGCAATGTTACCACTATTACGATAAGCGATGGTAAGACAACCACAACTGCTCAAGTTTTTGACGGTAAGGATGGGCGCGGTGGCGTAGACGGAAAAGACGGTAGAGATGGCGCGCCGGGTCAAGATGGTTTTAGTCCTATTGTTGCGGTTACTAAGAATGACGATGGCGATACAGTTATTTCCGTAACAGATAAAAATGGTACAAAAGAAACTGTAATTGAAACAGAAAAGTTCGACCCTGCGCAGATTAACGAAATTTTTGGCGGTTATGCAGACGGAACTTTTGAATAAAAGAAAGGCCACTTCTTAATTGAAGTGGCCTTTTTTTAGTCATCGCCTAATTTTTCAGAACAATCTATATCCCATTTACACATTTGTTCATATAAACAAGAAATATCATGGTTCCCTTTTAATGAATTATGATAAATGGAATAAGCCGCATCCATACATTGCCATTCATAGTATGGAATTACTTGAGTGTTCCTGTATTTATAAAAGACGTTTTTTATCTGACTTTTACATTGCTGTTGCATGAAGTCTCGAACTATTTTGTTGTTTTCTTCAATAGCTTTAAGTCTTCGTTCAATATCATTAATCTTATCGTCTTGAATGTGATTAATTCTATCGACCTCAGCATTTCTTTCTTTAAAGAAGCCTGTGATTCTCTCCCTGAAACGATTTGATATAAGAGTCATTAAAGTAATAAATGCAACAACAGTGCTGAATAGGCTACCAATGGTTTTAAGGGTTTCCAAAAACATAGCAATCCCTCCTAGTCAACCTCTGCATTTTTAGGTAGAAGTTATAGGAGGATTCTTTTATTTTTTAATATTGCTGTTCTGATATTTTAGAAAATCGTTGTGATAAATTGAAGCAACTTTGTATTTTTGGTTTAAAATTTGTAAAAGAGAGGTAATATTTGGAATATCATAAAAAGGGATACGATAAAGATAGTATTTATGCGCCAGAGCGTATGCATTCTTCTTTCTATCTCTTTCCTGCGCGGAAAGAAAATCTTTACGTGTTTTATAAAATTTGCTTATATAATTAAAATGTTGCTCTCCATCACATTCAATTAGCATTCGCAAAGAAGGGACATAAAAATCGTATCGAAATTTTCCATGCTTTAAATCTTCAAAAGTTTTCTCTCTTTCAAAAGGCAAGCCTTCTTTTTGTAGTACTTTAATTATCTGTTCTTCATATTTACTCATCGAATAATTGACTCAAATTACAATCTTTCCAATTTTTATCGTTTCTCCACTGTACAATGCGCCCATGCCGAAATTTCTTTGTATCTGGTTCAATGCTCATCGCATTTACCATAACTACTTGACCGCGCCATTTCTCGGGATTCTTTACAATTCCCATTTTTACATCTTCTGTAATTCCAGAAATCCAACCAACAGGAACGGTTTTCCCATCTTTATTAACCATTCCAAGTTCAATGGCTGATGCCCAACCGTTAAAATATGCTTTGCTTACCGGCTCAATTGTACCACCTTCATAGAAATCTTTCCAATAAAAACCTTCTTTTAATTCTCCGGTACGAACATTCTGCCAATAAGGCCAATCTTCAACATATTTTCCATTATAATTTCTTGTTGCTTCTTTCCAATTACCAGTTAAAAAACAATCAACAGGACTATCAAGTTCGGTTTTAATTTTTAAGGTTTTTCGAGCGGTACGTTTTCCCGGTTCTGGTTTTGAGCCAATTTTTGTAATTACAATACCTTCTCCACCTTCACTTCGAACCCGCGCCAATTCATCTTCAAGCTCTTTACCGCAATAATACTTTGCATATTCAATATATTCTTTATCGTTCCAATTATCTTCATAATATTGAAGCTCTCGAATTCGTTCTTCAATTGGAGTTTTTAGTTTATTTTTTCCTTGAGCTGCCCAAATATCAAAAATATAATAATGAAGTTTTTCGCCCTTTTCCTGACGTTCAATAGCCTTTTCAGTTAAGCAACCCATAATGGTTGTAACTTTTCGGCTTCCGGGATTATCAGGAAAATAAATTTCTCCAAGAAGGCACGTTCCATTTGGGAGTTTTTTAAAGAAATTTTGAAGTTGAGGAACATGGCTAATTTTATTTGTCATAGTACCATCAACATTTTGATTTCTAGAAATTAAAAAGCAATTACCTTCATCATCTTTAATAAAGCGGCCATACATTCCATCTTTCTTTTCTGCTCCAACATAATTTCCGTCATGAAGCATATGTTCAATTTCTTCTTGTTTATTTCCTTTGTAAGAAGTTGAGAAAGTCCAATATTTTTCTGCGTCTATATTAATGAAGTCAATATTATCAATAAATCCTTCCATATTAATCTCCCAATTCTTTTTCTATATATATTATATAAATAATTAAAAAGAAAATCAAATTTACCTAAAAATTAAATTAAAGGAAAGAAGACCCTACTTAATGGTGATGATAATGGAGGTGCTTTGAAATGGCCTACGTTTTAGCAAGAGTGGGACAGTCCTTAAGTAATTCCTTCCGTCATTTTGTTTGTGATGAAACGGCTGATTTAGAAAAATTAAAAGAAGACGTTAAGGATGCGCCAATGGGCAGCACCTGTTACATCATTGACGATGGCGCTTTCTATATCTTAAATAGTAAAGGCGAATGGAAGAAAGGGGCCACTCAAGTTGTTAATCATATATTGGGAGGTTAAATATAATGGAAGTTAATAGCATGCAGCCATACCTTACGCACGAAGACGCCGTAAAAGCGTATAAATTAGATAGACATTGTAATGCTGTTGGATGGCCTAAAAACTACGTTGTTTATGATGAGCAAGTTGTAGATTTTATAGAAAAAGATATTCCCAACGGCTCTACTTGTCGTAGACCCATGGAAGAAGCCCCATTCACTTATTTTTATAATGGCGAATGGGTAAAGACGAGTGAACAAAAATAATAATAGAATAATAAGTCCTTTGTTTTAAGGAGGTCTAATAAATGGCTGATAATACACTTAAAACTCGCATTATTCTAAGAAATGACTCTACCGCAAACTGGCTTACAAATAAAGACCAAGTTCTAAAACGCGGTGAAGTCGGTGTTGAATTTGACGAGAAAGGAAAAACAAAGATTAAAATTGGCAATGGTACTGCTACTTGGGAAAATCTTCCTTATTTTGGCGGCCAGAGCGAGGAGCAGGTATTCCAAGTAGATTGGGATGGCACTGGCACTAAAGAAGCGGCTATTACTGCTGCTGTCGGCGCGGCTGAATTACAGGCTGGCGACGTAGCCATCGTAAAACAAGTAATCTACGGCGAAAAGAAAGAATATACTGCTTTTGTATATGATGGAACAAATTGGGTTGCCATGGATGGTAACTATTCTGCGGAAAATGTTTATTTTGCAGAAGACTTTATTGCAACTCAGAATATCGGTACAGTAACAATTGATTCTACTGGTTCTGCTACTATTGCGGCGAAAGGTAAGAATGTTAAGGAAGTTTTGGCTGCGCTATTTGCGAAGGAAAAAGACCCAACTGTAACTGCGCCAAAAGTCACTGTTACTTCTACCGACCTTAAAGCTTATGAAGCTGGTACAAAAATTAAACCTAAGTATACCGCCACATTTGATGCTGGTAAGTATCAGTATGGTCCTGCGACTGGCGTAACTGCTACCGAATGGGAAGTTACATTAAATGATACAGTAACTCAGACTCTAACTACTGCTACCGGTACTTTCGAAGAAATCACTGTTGGTGACAATAGCAACATTACAATTACTGCTAAAGCGACCCACGGCGCTGGCGCGGCTCCTAAGACAAACCTCGGTAATGAGAAAGCTTCTCTTGCCATTGCTGCTGGTACAAAGAGCGCGACAACCACCACTAAGATTACAAGCTTCCGTCCAATCTTCTATGGTGTATCTACTACTGATACTGCGATTGATGGCGATGCGATTCGTGCTCTTACAAATGGTGGTATCTATAATGCCGCGAAGAATATTGTCGTAAAGGTCGGCGAAGTTGCTGGCGCGAAGAGAGTTATCCTCGCTTATCCAGCAAGCACTTCTCGTGGTGGTTTGACTAAAGTCGAACTTACTAGTACAATGAATCTTGATATTACTTCTACGTATGTTGCTCAGGCGAATGTTGAAGTTCCCGGCGCGAATGGATATACTGCTGTACCTTACAAAGTATTCGTATATGCTCCTGCGGAAATCGGCGGCGACGAAGTACATACTATTAAACTAGCGTAAGGAGGTAGCGAAAATGGCAGTTATTAATAAGACAGCTTCCGCTTCTTCTCTTCCTATTTCATTTAAACGCGGAAACCCCATACCACTTGATAATAGTGCAGTATGGTATAATTTTGAAGAGCTAGTAGCTTATGCAAAAACTGGCGCGACAGCTTATGTTGGTCAGATTTTAGCTTACGTAAATGAAACCGATAAGACTTCTAAAGCTTACATTATCACTAATGAAGCTGGCGATTTACAGGAAGTCGGCGCGGCCACTCTAGGCGATAATAGAACTATAGTACTAGAAGACGGTACTCTTGCTCTAAAAAATTGGGGTGTTGAGTATTATAAATGGGTTGAAGCCGTTGGTACTGAAGGCGAAGAAGGATATGTTGCTGGACATCACGAAAAGCAGGTTGTAGATGGCGACCATCCTTGGATTGCTGGTCTAGAACCTAAAGCTCTAAAGGATACCGATGGTAATTTTGTCCTTGCTTGGTATCAGCCTTCTACTACAACTGTTGAAGGTCTAAACTCTTCTATTACAACAATCAATAACACCATTAACACCATTAATCAGACTTTAGGTGATAAGCAGACCGAAAATACCGTTCTTGGTGATATTGAGAGTTTAAAAACCGAAGTTGAGAAGAAGCTCGATAAGGCTGGCGGCACAATGACCGGCGACCTTACTCTAAAAGATGGCGGTAAAGCAATCTCTGATACTGCGGTTCAGAATCTAATTGCTTCTGCTGGACATCTAAAAAGAGAAATTGTAGAACAGCTTCCCGCTGTTGCCGATGCAGATAAAGATACCATTTACATGGTAAAGGATACTTCTGTACTCGGTGGAGATAAATATAAGGAGTATATGCTAATTGGCGGAGAACTCGCGCAGATTGGTGATACTTCTGTTGATTTAACTGATTACATGAAGAAGGCCGTTCCTGCGAAGGAAGGCAATGTGCCTACTTTAGATGCCGAAGGTAATATTGTTGATGGCGGCAAGACGGTTGAAGAAATTAAGACTGAAATTGTTAGTGCGGCCATTGAACAGGCTGACCTTTCTAAATATGTAGAAAAAGAAGCAGGTAAAGGTCTTTTAGCTACAGCTGAAGCTACTCGTCTTGCTGGTATGGCAACGATTAAGACAGTTGGTACTGGCCTTAACCTTGATACTAATGGCGAACTAACTGCGACTTATACTCTTCCTATTGCAACTGATAAGGTTCTTGGCGGCGTAAAGCAGGGTAACGGCGTTACAATTGCTGCTGATGGCGTTCTTAGTGCTAAAGTAGCTACTGGCGCGGCAAATGGTCTAAGTGTAACTACTGAAGGTATTGCGCTTGCACTAGCCACTAAGACTGCTGCTGGTGCCATGTCTGCGGCTCAGGTTACTAAGTTAGAGAACCTAGTCGAAGGCGCGCAGGTCAACGTTGTTGAAGGCGCGTTACTAGGCGAAACAGTCGCGGACATTAATGATTCTAAACAAATCGTAATTCCTGTTGCTACTGCTGATAAGCTTGGTCTGGTTAAGAGTTCTACTGGATATAATGCTGTTGGTGTTGCTGAAGACGGAGTTATGAATGTTGCCAAAGTTTCTACTACAACGTTAGAAGTTCCCGAAGGTGACACACTAATTCTTAATGGCGGCACAGCGCAGGGCTAATCATTAGAATAAAAAATAAGGATAGAGGGGAAGGATAAACCTTCCCCTTAATTTGGAGGATAAGTAAATGGCTGAAAAGATTCTACAGACTCGCATTCAATTAAAGTATGACACTTTTGAAAATTGGCAGGCTAGCACTTTTAAGCTTAAGGCTGGCGAAGTTGCAATTTGCACCGTTCCCGAAAACGATGAAAATGGTCTTTCTACTGCACTTCCTGCGGTACTAATGAAAGTTGGTGATGGCGAGCATACTTTTGCGGAACTCCCTTGGCTACAGGCGAAGGCAGCGGATGTTTATGCATGGGCCAAGGCCAAAACTAAACCAGAATATAGTGCGACTGAAATTAAGAATTTAGAGCAGTATATTGGTGAAAAGATTCAGGATACTGATACCCAGTATACTCTAGTAAAGGGTACTGACGATTATACTTGGCAGTTAAAGTCTCGCGCGAAGGGCGAAACAGAATATGTCAATCTAGTTGCTACTTTAACAATTCCAGATAAGACTTCTGAAATTGATGCTCTAAAAGAACTTGTTGGTGAAACTGCTGTTGCCACTCAGATTGCAAATGCTATTGGCAATCTAGACGTTGACGAAGTTATCGCTGGTGAAGGCGAGATTATTGGGGCAATTAAGGAAGTAGATGGTAAGATTACTGCTACTACCCGCAAACTAGTTGCGAAAGATATTCCCACTATTGAGCAGGCGCAGGTCAATGGTTTAGGTGCTGCTCTTGCCGCAAAGCAAGATACAATTGTTTGGCAGAGCGATAACTATGATGCTGAAAGTAATAAAGCTATCACCAAGAGTGATTTGGATGCTGCTGTTGCTGGTCTTTCTGGCGCAGTCCACTTCATTGGAGTAAAGGATACTCTTCCCACTACCGGTGCGAATGGCGACATTTGTATTGTTGGTAATAAGGAATATGTTTATGCAACCTCTGATAGCGAATGGCATGAACTAGGCGATGAAACGATTTATGCTGTTAAGGGCCAGATTGTTAACGCAGACATTAAAGCTGACGCAGCTATCGCGCAGTCTAAGATTGCTGGTTTAACTGATGCTTTAGATGCAAAGTTAGATGCTACTGTGGCCAGCGAAACTTATGAAACTAAAGATGATGCCACAGCCAAACTAACTGAAGCTAAAGGCTATACTGATAGTGAAATTCAAAAATTAGATGTTACTCAGGTTACTGCTGTTGCTGGTAACATGATTAATACCATTGCCCAAACCAATGGTAAAATTGCTGTTACTACAAGAAAAATAACCGCTAATGATATTCCAGTTCTAGAACAGGATAAGATTAATGGTCTTGCGACAGCATTAAACGCCAAAGCAAATGATGCTGACCTTGCGACTATTGCTAAGACCGGCAATGTAAGCGACCTAATTCAGACTGCTGGTGACGTTCTCGTATTTGATTGCGGCTCTGCCACAAAGAATATTTAATCTAATCTGTAGTAATGAGGGCGCGGCATAACGCTTGCGCTCTCTTTTTGAATTTGCGTTTTTATATCAAAAATGGTATAATAATAATAGAAAAAGGTTTTATTTGGGCTATGTCCATTTAAAGCCGAGGAGGTCTAGAAAATGGCGCAGCAAAAACTCTTAAATGCGCGTATTAAGTGGAAGAGAGATAGTGCTTCCAATTGGGAATTTAAAGACCCCGTTTTACTCAATGGCGAAATTATAATTGTTGATACCGCCGCGGGCGATATTCGTTTTAAAGTCGGCGATGGAACAAAGAAATATTCTCAGTTACCTTTTACTGATGAAGGATTAAAGCAGGATATTAGTAGTAAACAAGCTAAAATTACTGCCAATGGAATTTTAAAAGGTAATAATGGGACAATTTCTGCGGCAGTAGCAGGTACAGATTATGCTGCGGCAAGCCACACACATAATTATCTACCTTTAGCTGGCGGCACCATGACTGGACCAGTTGCTAGTGGTGCATTAGAAGTAAAAGCATTTTCTGGCGGTGGCAACGGATATTCTACTAATGG